TTCTAGAACCTTGCCATCCCACCAGAACGACCAAATCCACTTGGCGTTGAAGATGTCCGCGACAAACTGCGTACCGTGATCGATTACGTCTTCATCTTGACCAGAGAGGTATTCACCACTTGCTCCTTTGAATTTGACGTAAGTTGAAGAACCCGCGTTTTCTGCGCCCATTGCAAATGGGTCACCTGCGGTTGACTCCATCACAGCAGTCTGTGCGGATTGGTCTACCAGTGCGTTCATGTTTATTGATTTCCTTGTTTCTGATTTACAGTGTTTGACGGTGCTTTTATTGAGGAACGCGCCCACCGACAAATGCGTTCCTATAAGGGCCGTCCCTTATTCCGATACAGTTACAGTCAGCTTTTCAAAGCTTCCTCCTTCCTGCATATATTTCTCTGGATCGATACCATCGGCTTCCATTAGTGCTTTTGAAAGAGTCTTGCGACCGGCTTGTCCTGTATATGTCACCTTCCAATTTTCGCCCACAGCGCGGCTCGTTCCTTGCGCAATCAATGCTTGGCGAATTTCTTCGTTGGCAGCTTCCAAAAGGGCTTTGTCTTCCTTCTGACGCTGAGCGATGGAGTTGCGTTCCAGCACAAGCGGAGTCAGGCTGTCAATAAATTCTTTGTCTTGTACATCAACTTCTTTTTTGGTCAGAGCCTTACGTGCAGCCGGAATCCGTGCTTCTGTAACTTCCTGACAAGCGCGCTGAAAAGGACAATATTCACACAAATTATCCAACTTACCTTCGGTGGCGAACATGCCTGCATCGTCGAGTCCGAAAACTTTTTCATTGCGTTCCCGACCAATACGATATACCGCATCATCGTAGGGAATTACAAAAATACGCATGTCAGAAAGCCAAGACGCGTTGATGTACATGAGGACAGCATACTCGGGACGATAATCCGTAGTTTCTCGAACCAATCCCATTTGCATTTGTGTTTGTCCTCGGTGCACAGGCTTCTCGTGCTGTAAAGTCAAGCGTGGATCGAAAGACTTCATCTCAAGAACAAAGCAGTCTGTTCCAATGTCAGGCAGGCCGTAATAGGACAAAACATCACGAGGGGCATTAATTACAAGACCATCAAGCGTGGCAGAGTGGATACCGTCAATAATGGTATCTTGTCCATCACCTGCCATGATTAAGTCCATGCCTCGGCGTCGCAGACCGTTTTCTATTGCAGGAACAATGAAATGATTTTCAATGATATTGCCGCGCTCCATCGCGCCCCAGTTTTCTTCGTATTCTTCGTCTTCTTTAACGTTGAATTCTTTTACTCCACGCTTAGTAAACCAAGTTTTACGGATACACCCGAAACATTCTGATGCACCCACGGTCAGAGTCCGATCCTGTTTCCAAGATTTTTGGTTATTGGCGATGTGTTCGTCGTACAAATCTTCAAACGCAAAACCGTCTGCCGGAATTTCATCAGGAACGCCGAGACGCATTAGTTCATCAAAATATGTTTCAGCCATTCATCAAAGCCTTTGTAATATTTTCAGCAGGATCATTAAATTCCGGCACAGGTAGTCCATGGTCTTGACAAGCTAACATATAACCAATCTGCATAGAACGCCGAATGCTAATTTCATTTATTTTATCAGACATAACTTTTATTAGATCAGACCCGCCGTTTGTAACGTCAGTGATAAACCCTTCGATCCGTTGTGGTTCGAGGGGATTATCGTATTGCCGTTGTGCGTTCATTGCTGAATACTCCGATATCCATAAGATGATAGAAAACTTGTGCGGTAGCTTTCACGTCAACCAAAGCGTCGTGCGCACCTTCAATTTTTGTGCCAAAGAAATGCATGGTACATTCTTCCAGTTTCGGCCACTTCCACTGTCCATTGCGCTTGGGCGTAGCTTTGACCAAATCAACCGAGGCCAACATGGTACATATGACCTTCTTACCTTCGAAAGGATCATTGTATGTTGTAGCAGTTTGTTCGGCATATACTTGTGCACATCGGCGCATCACTGTGATGTCAAATTTCGCGTTATGAGCAACCAATACGTCTGCGGCTTCAACATAGTCCATAAAGGCTTCGAAACCAGATACCAATTCAATACCAAATTTGTCTGCGAGGTCATCGGTAATGCCAGTAATTTCCGAAGCCTTTGGATTGATAGTCCAATGACCATGTGTTTTAATTAGGAAGTTGGCCGCACCGACTTCAGCCCGCTTATCTGCGTCCAACTTCATACCGATTTGGACTGGCATGGGCTGGTCGGGGTGCGTCGGATCAAGCTTAGGCTTGACGAGGCCAGTAGTTTCGGTATCGAAAAATAGTACGTTCATGTCGTGTCCTTTGGAGTGTTCTTTTAAGTATCGTTGTGACAGATGTCAATACCCAATCAGTGAGTTTGTGCCCAATTTTCTCCGATTTTCGCTTCCGCTGTAATTGGGCATTTGAATTTGAAATGGTCTCCGGCAATCGCCGCAGCCGCTTCCATGATTTCTGCCGCACGCTCTGCGAGGTCTTCGCGCACAGCCACTTGGATTTCGTCGTGAGACCAAGAGCAAAATGCGTACTCGTGACCGACGCCGTGTGTCCAGCCTTCTTCGTAGAACATATCATCCACAAGCAGGCACCACTTCTTGGCAATCAAGGCCCCATCTGATTGCAACCGCATGTTCAAGGCTGCATGCTTGGACCGAACGTACAACCGGCGTCCGTCAAGACCTGCAATCGTGTTGTGGTTCCGCCGAGCTTCCTTGTGAATAGCTTTGATGGCTTCACGCAATGAAGGCATAGCTGACATCAGTTTTGCGTGCAAAGTTTTACCCAGAGAGGTCTGACGGCCTTCGGAAGACAGTGGCTCCGCAATACTGCCAAGCTTCGCCATTCCGCCTCCGTACATCGCAGCGTAGAGGAGCCGTTTAGCAATAGAACGAGACACACCCATAAGATCAGCATTGATTTGGTGAATGTCACCGTTCAAGACGATCTCTACAAGTTCCCCGTCGTCAAACGGGAATGTTAGATTTGCGAGACAGCGAAATTCTACCCCAGAAAGATCGCAACCTACAAGTTTGTACCCCTCCGGAACCGTAAACAGTTCCCGGCAATCCCATCCGTGGTTACCTTCACGTCCTCGAACATAGATGGCCCACTCACCTTTTTTCTCTTTCCAGTGTGCATCAACAAACGTGCCTTGATCCTTGTGCTTCACAATCCAATCAAGGCCTTGATCGTAGTCTTTTGTTTCCAGAATGGCCACACCCGGAACTTGAGAAATGTTTGGTGCGGCGTGTGTCGCTCGTCCTGTAACAGTGCCGCCTACATTGACACGTCCATGTATACGCCGATCAGAGCGGACAAGCTTAAGCCAACCGTTCTTGCCATCAACGACCATGCCAATACGTTTTTTGTAGTAGAAGATTTCCGCAAGCGTCTTTGCCAAAGGAATATCATCTACAAGGTTACGCAGAATTTCGTCATCGACCCGTGCCGAACCCTTTTCCGTAAAGTCCTGTGGAGTCCACCCGTATAAGTGCTTTAGACGATCTACAATTTGTGGACGACTGTTTGGGTTAAAGTCGCGGAGTTCGACCTTAGTGTAAGGTGTTCCTTCCACTGTAGCTGCCCGCATTTTGCGATAATCGCCATCCAACTTGGCGTTAGATTTGGCGTAGCTAATTGTGCGCTTAGGGTGATCGACGTTACCCCAAGAACGGCGGCTTTCATTTTCACCGTGCTCCGCGTTGATGTCGTCTTCCCCATGCCATCGAGCGGGACGGTACCATCGACCGATCTCTTCTATGGCTTTCTCTGCAAACGCTGCGTATTCTTTTTGTAGGTGATCGCCCAACACTTGGCCTTTTTCAAGATCAAAGTAAAAGCCGTTCCGCTCTTGTTGAACCATCAGAGCGTGAATTTCATGCTCAAGACGTGTCGCCTCTGGTGACCACTTCAAGACATCAATATTCTGCCAAACCTTGTCGTTAACATCAACGTCAAGGACCATGTAGTCGTGCATGGCTACGTTCCAAGTTCCCCACACATAATGGTGCAGTTCTTCCTCTGTCGGCGCAGGTTTGCGTTCTTCTTTATGTAGCGCTTTCAACTCCGCTTCACGATCTTTCTTGTAGTCCCCTTTAGCCAATCCAAGACGCTGTCCCCAAGCTTCGAGACCTTGGAGACCGATAAGACGTCCTTCAAGCTGTCCTTTGGCAGCCATCCGGAAATCCTTTTCTTTCACGTTCGCAAAACACATCCGAGCCATGACAAGTGTGTCGATGATGCGTCCCGTGGGATCAAACTCAGGAAAAATCAATTCAAGGGCGGGGATGTCAAAATCAATGATGTTGTGACCGATCAAAGTTTTTGCTTTGTTTAAAAGCTTAACACCATCAGATAGTTTGCCTACATTTTTATGCCCAAGGTTGGACAACTCTGCAATATCTACGACGGATAGAGGCCACAAATCATCATTGACATAGCTGATTTTCTCGCCAGTCACAATGTCTTTCACACTCAGACAGTGGATACGATCCATGCAGAAAGGAGGATCAACATGGTCCGGCAAGAGACCATTTGTTTCAATGTCAAAGATGACGTGTTCAAACAGAGATTGTGTCATTTTACCGTGTATGCAAAAGTGCCATTAGTATAGTCTACTCGATAGACCGACATGTCGGTCCCGTCAATGTCTTGAATGTGTACCAACTTGCCGCGCGACACAAAGCCATACTGCTCGCTGAAGTATCCGCAATATGCTGCATCGATCAATTCAGCCCGCGTCAGCGGGTCGGTTGAGGAGTGCGCAGCCACTGCGCTGGTGCAGTAGAAGTCAACCTCTTCCCCTGCGGTAGCGATGGTGGCTACCAATATAACCACCAAAGCCATCAGAAAGATACGCATCCGAATCACGCCGAGGCTACTTGTTTGCCGTCAACCCAAGCGGGAGCAACGTCTTTCAAGTACATGACTGTACCTGCGCTGCGAACGAAGTCAATAGGAACTTTTGGGTTGTTGATGTGATCTTTGCTGCCCAGCGCGAGTTCCCATTTTTGAAACAGCGGTTCCATGTCGGCGGCTTCTACAAGGTAAGCCTCTTGAAGTGTGATACCTTCGTACATAGCAAACACGAAACGACGTTGACGGAATTTAGCAATGGTGCCTTTGTTCAAATGATGATTTGTAGAGAAGCCTTTGGCCTTTTTGGTCAGGTCTAGTGTCTTCAATTCGTATTGATTACCAAAACGATCTGTTGCATCCGCTCCCATCCGCCCCGGAACAATGTCGAGACCAGTTGCAATGGCGACCTGCGCCACTTTACCGCCGTTGTCAGAGAATACGTCAGTGATTCCGTACTGGGATGCCAGTTCTTGAAAGGCAACCACACCGGGCCAAAGAGTTTCGATTTCGGCATAGCGGAGATTGAGGTGTGTAGGCATTAAGTTGTTCCTAATTTGTGGGTATATTGAAAGGATTACACTCGCGTGCAATGTACGAATGCTTCGTCAATGGCGGCGAGGAGTTCGTCCCGCGCCTTCTTTGGACGCCAGAGATAGAAGTCCGGGTCAAGTTCGTCCATGTAGAGTTCAGGCATTGGAACACCATCAAGGAACGCATGTGGCATGATGTGGCGGCGCTCTGCATAGTACATCTGCATGTCCGCCCACTTGACGTAATGTTCAACTTCATCATCATAAGGAATGCCATATTTTTGACGCAAAAGCTGTGCCGTGCGATTTTCGTGGGGACGATACTCTGTGAGAACATCCTTGAGCGGTGTCATCATGTCCCGCCAGTAACCTTCGGGCAAGTCGTGGGCGATAGCCCACGGAAGTGTCCGTTTGGGTGCGCCCTTATGGACAAGAAGACGATATACATAAACGCTGTGTTGTGCCACAGAGTAGATGTCGTCCTCGAATTGGTCTGAGAGGTGCCCACCGTAGCGACAGTCACGAGACATAGCACGGGCCATGTCCTGAATGTTGATTTCGGCTGGGTCATTCTTGAGGTAGTAGAACTGACCACCGGTCGCGGTCAAAATCCAAGGATTGTTACCAGTGTTTGGCATATTCTGTCCTTTTCCAGCCGTTAGGCCATTTGCTCATGTGCCCTTTTATGGGGCACTGTTTTGGTTGTCAATAGTTAGTTTCGAGAAACTGCAAGACTTCTGGGATAAGCGCGGGTTTGAAACATTCGGTACTGCCGTTACCTTGAAGGCACTGTGCGGGCTGCATTCCATTCATTTCTTTCACGTGCCCCAGAACGGCGTTTTCTACTTCCCGAACACGATCTTCGAAGTCGTGCAGGTAGTGTGTTGTGATCGCGCCAGACAGTTTTGGGAAACGCTTCTCTGCTGACACTGAGGTGATACCGACTTTGGCGAAGTGCTCTAGGCCTTGTTCCACTTCGACTACGTATAGGAGAGAACCGGGTGGAGTAGGAGAGCGTTTTGGATGACCTTGACCACGCAAGTGATGGGAAGGCGCTTGCTCAAACTCTCCAAACACAGGATCGATAATTATTATTTTGGTGTAGGAATTGGTATAATTAACTTTGGAATAATCATAAGCGTCTCCGTGAACGGCACGAGCTTTTGTGATGAAGTCTTCTTTGTTACTACGTAGTTTGTCTGTTCCGCGCTCTGGGTGCCCGTGTCCCCCCAGATGACTGTTAGGGGTTTGTTCAAATTCTCCAAACTCTGGATCAATAATCCTGACTTTTGTCCTATTATTAACATACACAACCTTGGAATAATCGTACAAATCTCCATGAATGGCACGAGCTTTGTCAGCGAATTCTTTCCTATACCTGCGCCGACTGTAGATTGCTGCGCGTTCTGGATGTCCTTGGCCACGCAAATGGGCGTCAGGGGTCTGCGAAAAAACTCCAAATTCTGGATCAATAATTATTACCTTTTTATCACTCCTGTTGTAATTTACCTTTCGATAGTCGTACAGTTCTCCGTGAACGTCGTGGGCTTTCACAATAAATGTCTCGGTAGTGAGTTTAGTTTTACCGCTACGTGTTGGATTTCCACGCCCCTGTAAATGGGAGTCAGGCGTTTGTTCCCACTCTCCGAACTCAGGATCAATAATTATTACTTTGGTGCGGGCGTTGACGTAATTAACTTTGGAATAGTTATACAGATCGCCGTGGACAAGACGAGCCTTCTTAATAAACGTTTTGGTGGTTAATTTAATTTTACCTCCCCGTGTTGGATTTCCTTTGCCTTTTAAGTGGTTTGCGGGAGTTTGTTCAAATTCTCCAAAATCTGGGTCTATAATTGTGACTTTGGTGCGATTGTTCCAGTACAATACTTTAGAATAGTTGTACAAATCACCATGAACGGCTCGGGCTTTTTTAATGAATTCTTCTGTTGTAAGTTTTTTAGACATCACGATTGTCCAACGTCTCTG